TTTCTACGCCCCTGGCCCCTATGCCGCTTTCGCCTAGGAATGCGCTTAGAGACGCTCTTAGCGTGCCTACCAGGCCTCTTTTTAGGGGTTCTCTTGTGGTAGGTGTTGGCTCCCCACTTAGGGAGCTTTTTACTCATTTAGCGTTGTGGAAGGCTGCTGGAATTTAGTGTCTTTACTAGCTTTGATGTATTTAATGACTCCATTAACTTTTTGTTCTAGGTCTTCACCGCAGGTGACACAACGATAATGTTTATTAAAAAGAGAAACTAAAACTCCAGGATGATTACATGTAGGGCAGACTCCATTAACAACTTCAGTTTGTAGACGGATTCTTCCTCCAAAAAAGTTGTCACCGAATTTATCATTTATGTTACTCATTTTTAAATAAATTTGACCATTCTGATGGTTCTACTACACTGTTATCTAAATGGGGTTGCTGAATGCCATCATCAACCTCAACCTCAATGTCCGTTGTTTCTTCTTCGTAGGGTGCACGTCCTATAAAATAGGATTCATCTTTTATTTGTCTAGGTCCTGGTTTAGGGACAATTACTTCATTATTAATGTATCTTGGTTTAACCATTAGATTACTCTACCATATCTTTAAGTTGTTTCAAGGCTTTCAGCTTCTTTCTATTTAATTTTTAATTGCAATTGTTTTTATCTAAATCAATTGGCTTGTCACCATTATAAAACCATACATAAGATGAGAGTTTCGTTCCATCTTGTGTATAGGTACATTTTTTGCCCACCGAGCAGGCGCTTAATGCAAATAATAATGCAAGAACTAAATATAATTTATTCATTTGTCTCCTCTGTTTTTTCTTCTTCGTCTTTTATTTGACAACATGTACCTGATTTTTCTTTTTCTTTGGTATGCATATTGCAAGTTTGTTTTTCGTCTATTGGCATGATAAACACTCGTCATTATTTACTGTAATTCCTTGGGGATTACAATTACATTTTTCACAGTGACACACACCATTAGCATCTGAATGTTCGCTAACATTACAGTGACAATCACAGAGACAATTTTTACACTTTGTCATTTTTAGTTTCCTCAATCTTATAGAAGTAGCTATCGCTATCTTCAGTTTTCCATTTACTACTATCTTCTACGTTCCACGTGCTCGTTTGTACCTTCCAATCAAATGGCACTTCATCTCTTACTGTAAAAGATGGAATGTTCCATATCAATCTATTGTTTGGTTGAGCTGCATAATTTCCATTTTCGAGGGCCATTATGTGGGCGCATTTATGTTCTGCCGGGATTTCTGAATGATCCGTATCGACTATATTACTCTCTGGGTGAGCCCAGTCAACTGTGAAAAGATAGATACCCTGATACCATTTCTTATCTTTTCCTATATATTTTCCTGATTGGCCTAGAAGGATGTCAAAAGTACTAACACTAGGGTAGTAACTAAAACAATTCCAAAGCTCCAACTCGTCAAGTCGCATCCGAGGAACTTTTTTGACATCAAAGCCTCTTTGTATGAACGCAGAGATTGGCAGGCGGTAGAATACAGCTCCATTTTCCATAATTGCGTGAAAGAGTATCGCACTCCCTGAAATCGATGCCATCCCAAAGCTGACGCAGTCTTCAGCTTCTCCCACATGTCCGGAAAGGTCATATAGATATTCTCTTCTTACCTGCGCATACGTGGCAGGAATGTTTGCGTTCAAGTAAGCCATTCAACATAAAGTCCTAGGTTGCGATTATAATTAAAACAACTACTACTGCTACAGCAATAGATATTTTTGGATGAGCTTTGATTTTTGCCCATACATTATTAATGTGTTCCATAGTTTCCTCCTGTGTTAATCGTAGATATCTCCCCAATTTTTACCAAACTCATAGTCTACTTTATTAGGGACTTCTAATTCAACTGCAGATTCCATTATATCCACTATTCGTTTAGCTTGTTTATCATCTTCAATAGATAAATCAAGTTCGTCATGGATCTGAATATGTGCAACTATACCTTCTTTATAGAGTTCTAACATTGATTTTTTTGTCATATCTGCGGCAGAACCTTGTATTAATTTGTTTAAAGATTTGTAAGTGTAAGCTCGTTTGATTCCTGGTCCATGTTCCCTGAGTGCATCCTCATGAGGAAGTGCTTTATGCATCCCGAATGAGTTAGGTTCCCACAAATGAAATCTGCAAAGTCTTCCAAGTAACGTTCGTATTTGTCCTCGTTCTTGTGCTGCATTAGAAGCTTTATCCATTAGCTGTTTAACAAAAGGTACACGACTGTGGTAAGTATTAAATAATTCTGCTGCCTTTTCTTTCGTGACTCCTAGTTCTGCTTGAAGCTTGCCTTTACCCATTCCATAAAATAATCCTAAGTTAATTGTCTTGGCTTGAGATCGGGGAATCTCTGCCATGTCTGCTACGGTCTGGTGGAAATCTGCTTTAGTATTTTCTTTATAAGAATCGAGTACATCATAGACGGACGGAAGTTTATAAAGAGCCGCGTAATGAACAACGAGTCTTGGTTCCTGTTGATTGTAATCAAAACAACCCCACTGACACCCTTCTTCAGGTATAAATAGGCTTCTGATCTTAGGTCCTAAGTCTTTGTTTCTAGCTGGAATTTGTTGAAGGTTAGGGTTCTGGTAACTAAATCTTCCTGTGACTGTTCCGCCCCCTGCATTTCTAAGCTGATTAATCTCTGCATGTATTCTGCCTTTATGTTCGTACCTTAAAATAGAATCAATGAAGGTAGTGTGAGCTTTATTAATTTCTCTAGCTTTAGCGATTAAGTTTACGACAGGATGTTTATGTTCTTGTAAAAAATTTTTAGTAAAGGAAGGAGCAGCTGTCTTTTCTGTTCTTGGGTATTCTATTTTTAACATATCAAATACATTGGCCACTGATCGTGCTGCCCATATCTGAGTGTCCACATTGGTTTCTAATTTTATTTTATTAAGAATTTCTTTCTCTTCAGCCATTAGTTGTTTCTTCATAGCATGAGCTCTTTCAATATCAACTCGAACGCCTTTAAATCGCATATCGACTAGACATGGAAAGAGATCTGTTTCCAAATCAAACACATCTTCTAAATCCTGCTGAATGATTTCTTTTTTAAGTTCTTGCCAAAGACCCAAAGTAATTTCTGCATCTCGTTCTGCATAAGATCCTGCGTGCATCGCAGGTAATTTATACATTTCCGCTTTAGGATCGATACCCCACTCTTCCGCAGCTTTGGCCAGTGCTCTTTCATTTTTACCATAGCCTAAGTAGTGCCAGGATAAACTATTAAGATCGTACCTATATCTATTTTCATCCGTGACTGCTGCAGCTAGCATGGTGCAAACAATGTCACCATTGATTTTAAAACCCATGGCTCTTAACCAACACACGTCATAGATAGCATTGTGAAATATTTTTGTGGAAGGAGCCTCTAAAACATCTTTAAGCCACGACAACACTTTGGCTTTCTCCATATTCCCACCGCCCTCATGAGCAATAGGAAAGTATCCTTTGTAATAAGACGTTGCGACGGCTATGCCTATCACTTCCCCATTACCAATAATAGAACCAGATCCTTTCTTAATTAAATCGGGATCTTTTGTTTCTAGATCGATTGCAATTTCATCTACCTGTCTTAGGTCTGGAAATTCCGTTGGCTTCACCCATTCAGTCTGGGCTTCAAATCTAGGAATTCTCATTAGTTATGTGGACACCTTTCTTTTAATAATTTTTTTAAATCACCAAGTTTTACTTTGCCGTTAACAACTCCTTTGTCCTTAAGCTCTTTCCATTTATTGTAGCCATTTATCCAACTTTCTCGAGGGCCATAATCTCTTTCAATTATCATATCAATATAATGTTTAGCTTTTTCTAGATCTTGTACTTCTCCTTTATGCGCATGTCTGCAGATATATTTAATAGCATTTCCTTCTGCGAATTGCAATTTGTTCTTGTTTATAAACTCACTTGGCTGCATCCTCGTATCTTTGTAATGAGATCCTCCAATTTGTTTATCGTAAACTTTCGATGTCATATCCTTTATCCTCCTTTTTTGCCGCCAAAATATATAAGTTTTGTTTAGTACGTGTGACGCCCACATACCAAATACGATTTTCTTCGTCTTCTTTATCAGGACTTTTTTCAATAGCCTCCCTAATAGTTTTAGTATTATCTAAAATAAGTAAGACATTATCAGCCTCTCCTCC